TCTTATGAACAATACTACCAAGCTATAAGAAGGTTCTGGAGGTTCGGACAAACTAAAGACGTAACTATTGACATGGTTATTTCAGACGGTCAAACACGAGTATTAGAAGCCTTACAACAGAAAACAAAGAAAGCTATTGAACTACACGAAAACTTAACTAAAAATGTAAACAGTAGCTTTGAAAACAAAGTTAGAGAATTTAACAAAGAAATAATTAAACCTAAATTTTTATAAAAATGGAAAACAGAGTAAAACAACAAGTACACGAGGAAAATTACAGCCTTTACAATTCAGATTGTATGCTAGTAACACCAGAGTTAAAAGACGAAAGTATAGACCTTTCGGTTTATTCTCCGCCTTTCGCTGGATTGTACAATTATTCAAGTTCAGAAAACGACTTTAGTAATTGCGAAAACAAAGAACAGTTTTTAGATCAATACGAATTTTTGATTAAGGAAATTGCAAGGATAACAAAGCCTGGCCGAATTACTGCCGTACATTGTACTGACGTATTCGATAATACTTGCCGTCTTTGGGACTTTCCAAACGAGATAATTAGACTTCATACAAAATATGGTTTTGAATATCGAAATAGAATTACAATTTGGAAAGAACCTTTAAAAGTTCGTATGCGTACAATGGTCCAGTCATTAATGCACAAATTCATAGTAGAGGATTCTACAAAGTGTTTTACTGCAATGCCAGATTATGTTCTAGTATTCACGAAGAAAGGAGAAAACCAAGTGCCAGTAACTCACGAGTTTGGAATGAATCATTATGCTGGGGAAATACCAATTTTACCAAACATTGTAAGGGCTTGGAATAATGCTAATAATTCAAGTCTAAACGAGGTTGAACTTTGGGAACATTTGAACAACATAAACGAGGACGACAAAATTACAAAGCTGAACCATTACATTTGGCAACGTTATGCCTCAAGTGTTTGGGATGACATTAGAATTGACAATGTTTTACCTTTCAAAGATTCAAGAGAAGAGGACGACGAAAAGCACGTTCACCCATTACAGTTAGACGTAATTGATAGAATAGTAGAATTGTATTCTAATCCAGGCGAAGTAGTTTTTACGCCTTTTATGGGAGTTGGTTCAGAAGTATTTAGCCCCGTTTCAATGGGGCGTAAAGCTATCGGTATCGAGTTAAAAGACAGCTACTTCAAACAAGCTGTTTTGAATTGCAAGGAAGCCGCAAAACGATTTAGAGAAACAGTTAAGCAAAAAGAATTGTTTTAATTTATATATTTGAATCTTATAACGAATGCACCGTTATTAAAAACATTTAAGCCTTTGCCCCGATGGAAGTGCATTTTCCTGACGGGTTCAAAGGCTTTTTTTATTTAAAATCATGAGAGAACTAAAAAAAGAATTTGACGGTAGAGGTCAAGTAAAAGGGTTTAGGTTTACCCAAATAGAACAGAACCATAAAGCGTTTATTTACCAAGTTGACAACAACGGAACTAAACACTACGAAGTTTTTAAGAGGGTTGAAAATACACATTATAACTGCGTTAGCTATCCAACTAATAAAGCGTTTGGAATTTGGGCGTGGTCTTTTTTCGATTTTAACAATGCTATTGCAAAGTTTCAAGAATTAACGGAGACTAATAATGGCTAAGAAACTAACAAAACGAAAAGCGTTTAATTTTCTTCGCTCATATTTTGACGTGCTAAATGAAATTGAGTCAGATAGTGACAAGTTAAACTATCTATTAGCGGTTATTAATAAACAGTTTTTAGACGAAGATCCAAAGGACTTACCTTTTATTGCTAACCTTTGCTATGAAAGCCAAAGACACGCAATTGAAACAAGCATTAAAGGGTATAAGTATCAAACAAAAACAGACTTGCAAGGAAATAAATTAAACCCTATTGAACCAGCTAAACAAGACCCTATGCAAGACCCTATGCAAGGTGGTAGGCAAGGGGGTATGCAAGCCCCTTCGCAACAAGAGAAAGAGAAAGAGAAAGAGAAAGATAAAGTACAAGAAGAAGAGAAAGAGAAATCTACCAAAAAATCAGAAAAAGATTTTTTGGGGGTTACTTACCCTTTTGAATCAGAAAACTTTTTAAAATTTTGGAAGGCTTGGAAGGAATACAAAAAGACAGAGCATAAATTTAACTACAAATCCGTTTTAAGCGAACAAGCGGCCTTAAAAAAACTTTGTGAGTTATCCAGCGGAAAAGAGGATATTGCGCTTAAAATCATAGGAAACAGCATTTCAAACGGTTGGCAAGGTTTCTTTGCTGTGGAAAAAAAGCAAAACGGATCAAGCGGAAAAATGACAACAGAAGAAAGACAAGCAGCTAACAGAAGAATATTTCAAAAAGTAATGGAGGGAACAAAATGAGCAACTTAGCAATTATAAAACGGTACGATATTGACAATCTTAGCCCGAAACTAAACGACATTCAGAAGGAAATCATTTTTGCAAGGAATACCGAATCATTAAAACAAATACAATCAAAAGACAAAACAGCTTTTTTAATTGAGTTAATGAACGCTTTTTATTTGGCTATGGAGTTGACCGGACAAAATAAAAGTTCAGAAGATTACGAAAAACAAGCAGAGGCGTGTGTAAATGCTTTGGAAAGAGATTTTAGAACTGGTGAGTTTGGAAGTCTTACAAATAACGAACTAACAATTGCAATACAAAGAGGCTGTAAAAAGATTTACGGCGACTTCTTCGGGGTTAATTATTCTACGATAACTCAATTTATTAAGGGTTATGTGAAGGAACAAAACGAAGCTATCACAAAGCAAAGAATCTACGAGGGCAATCTAAAATGGGAAAAGGAACAAAAGGAAAAAGCCGAAGAAGCCCGAAAGGAATACGAAGAAAGTTTTGAGGGATTAATTGAAGCCGATATTCAGCAAAAGAAACTAAACCCAATGGTCATGGTTAAAGATTATGGAAACGTCAAGTTTGCGAGGCTAAAAAATGAAGGCCGGCTAGTAATTACAGAAAATCAAAAAGAACGGTTAAAACGCAAAACCTTGACAATGTATGCAGACCAAGTAGGAGAAGAAAGGAAAACCCACAACGGGAAACAAGCGGCTTTAAGTTCTAATCAAATAAAAGTAGTTTATACCCCACCAAGCAAAGAGGATAGTATAGTCGCAAAAAACAGAATTTACAAGCTATTAGCTTACAATGAATGGTTGAAGGAACAAAAAGAACTAAAAGAAATCAATTAAAAATTAATAACTAAATTTGAACTATCATTGTAGAAAATAGATACAAGGCAAAAGAGAAATAGAAAAAAGTGTGAACGAATAGAATAAGCTATGCCAACAGAAAAGAACATAAAAACACCAGAAGAGTTGTACATTCATTTTGAATCGTATAAAACCGAAGCGAAAAACAATCCATATCTAAAGCACGTTTTTGTAGGAAAAGACGGAAACAGTAAATACCAAGAACTAGAAAAGCCTTTAACTTGGAATGGCTTTAATATATGGCTAAGAAAGAACGGAATACTAGCAAGGTTAGACGATTATAAGGCTAATAAAGACGATAGGTACGCTCAATATGCGTATATCATACGCGCAATTGACGAGGAAATTTACAACGATAAGTATTCGGGGGCGGCTGTTGGAGTGTACCATAACAACATAATAGCACGCGATTTAGGACTAGCTGAAAAGGTAGATAACAAACATGACTTTAGCGGTGGAAACGTAACCTTTAAAGTAGAAGGTGAAGAGCCAGAAGAACAGTAATCAACCTTTTAGGGTAAGTAGTCTTTTTCAAAAAAACTATGAGATTCCAGAGGGCAAAGACCTAACCATTAATAGGGGCGGTACTTCAAGCGGAAAAACCTATTCTTTAATGCAAGGCTTTGCAGTAAGGTGTAGGCAAGAACCAGGAATCATAATAACCGTAGTAGGTCAAGACATACCTAACCTAAAAAAAGGCGCAATTCGTGACCTTAAAACAATCCTTAATAGTTCTGAATGGCTACAAAAAGCAGTAGATTACTACAATAAAACCGATAGAATACTTTACTTCAAGAACGGTTCAATCATTGAATTTAATTCTTACGACGACGAACAAGACGCGAAGAACGGTAAACGTGACTATTCCTTCTTCAATGAGGTAAACGGTATATCTTATGAGATATTTGAGGCTATTTATGTACGGACTAAAAGACATACTTGGGTAGATTTTAACCCTTCTGGGGAGTTTTGGTTGAAGGATAAAGGATTTGAGCAAAGGGATAACGTTAGGACCTTTAAAAGTACCTACAAACACAACCCTTTTTTAGACCCTAAAACGATTCAAAAAATTGAGGACTACGAGCCAACAAAAGAAAACATAGCCAAAGGAACAGCCGACGAATACCGCTGGAAAGTGTACGGCAAAGGGGAGTATGCACCACTAGAGGGGGCTATCCTTAAACGCTGGAAGAAAGGAAAGTTCAACGAAGAACTACCCTATACTTTTGGGCTTGACTGGGGCTGGACCGACCCATTTACATTGACTAAAGTAGCAGTAGATAAGAAAAAGAAAATTATCTACGTCAAGCAAATAGCCTATGCCAGCGGCCTATCAATGACTAATATCAAAACGATCATTGAAAACAACTGCACAAGGCAAGACTTAATAATTTGCGATAGTTCAGAACCTTTAAACATAGCTGAGTTAAGAATGTACAATGGAGGCTATAATACAATCAGAGCATTTAAACGTCCGGGAATAGTTCAAGAGCGTTTGCGTTGGATGCAAGACTATTTGATAATAGTAGACGAAAGCCCAGATATTGAGAATGAACTAAATAACTATATCTGGAATGACAAACGGGCTGAAATACCAATAGACAAGTTCAATCATTCAATTGACGGCTTTGGTTATGCGTTCACTTATTGGCATTTGAAGAATCGTTAAACAAACACAACTAAATTTATTGTAATTTTGCCAAAAGTGTTAATATGGCATATCGGGACTTAAGCAAACTATCTAGCAGGGAATTATTCAGCAGAGAATTATTCAGCGCAGATCA